TCGGCCGTCAGTATGTGGCGGTTGCCTTGACCGCTCCCGGCCGCTTCGTCAACGTGACCAAGCCCGGTACCTGATGAAAGTACGTCTTGTAAGGGACGCAAGAATCAAACACTCAGCGGGGGAAATCGTAGAGGTTTCCCCTTCTGAGTTTCTTTATCTTACGTCCGTAAAAACTGCCGTCCCTGTGATTGAGGACGTACCGCAGGAAATGGAAACGCCTGAACAGGCGAAGCCCAAAAGAACCACGCGAAAGAAGGTTTGACCCATGACAGCGGAAATGATGCTTGCGGCGACAAAACTGGCCCTGCGGATCACTTCGGATGTTTTCAATTCCGAAATCACAAGCCTGCTTAATGCGGCCCTGCTTGACCTTGGCGTTGCGGGCGTGGTTGTTCCCGCTGAAACGAATGACCTTGTGCAACTGGCCTGCATCACTTATGTCAGGATGCATTTCGGAAACCCTGCGTCTGACGTTTATGACCGCCTGAAGAAATCGTATGACGAACAGAAAGCGCAGCTTGGCACATGCACAGGTTACACCGACTGGCTCAGGGGGGATGAAGCTTGAAATCAGGACTTTATACCCCTTGGGCTGAACAGGTTGACCTGATCGCACTGGAGTCCGTCAAGGATTCGGAGGGGTATGAAACGCTGACCGAAGTGCCGCATACCGTTTTCTGCAACTTTGAAGACGGGGTGAGTCAGTCTGAATTCTATCTTTCCGACAAGGCAGGAATGCGGGCATCCGCACAGGTTGAGATCTACAAGGCAGACATGCTTGACGCATGGCCCAGGGGGACAGCAGGCGACAGATACGTTGACTTCAAGGGACAGCGTTACAAGGTTGTCCGGGACTTTCCGCAGGGGTATGACACACAGACCCTGATTCTGTCGGAGGTGGTCAGATGAGCGTTGACGAAATGCTGAATACTGCCCTGACAACTGTCGGCCTGCCTGTTTTCCCAAATGTTTACACGGGCGATCTGGAACGTTACCTTGTCTGGACTTACGCGCAGATTCCCGCCGTCCATGCCTGTGACGCACCGCAGTCGGCGCGTTACCTGATCACGGTTAATCTGTTTCTGCCGCACAAGGAGAACCCGAACGCACTGAAGCGGGCTATCAGCATGGCGCTTTTCAATGCGGACTGCACATGGCCTTCAATCACGAACATCTCCGACAGCGAAGGTCAGGGTTACGCCTTTGAATGTGAATGGACAGACGGAGGCTATTTGCATGGCAACAGTCAGCCTTGACGGTTTCGATGAACTGTCTGAAATGTTCCGGGACCTTGCGCCGATTCCTGAAGACGTCATGACCGCAGCCCTTGACAGCATGGCAACCGTTGCCGAGCGGTCAGTGAAATCTTCGGGGCTAAGCATGGGGGTCCGGGACAGTGAATCCAACGTTCACATCCTTGACAAGATCAGGCACACGAAGCCGAAAAACACGGAAGACGGCGGCTATTCCAATGTTACGTTTTCCGGGTCACGAACAAGGGGAAAAATCAAGACCCGAAATGCTGAAATAGCGTTTGTCAATGAATACGGCAAGCGCGGACAATCACCGAGGCCGTTTATCCGTGTAGCCGCAGAAAGCAAAGGCGACCAGATCGCCCAGGCGGGGGAACAGGTAATCGGCAATTGGTGGGACAAAACGTCGGGTGGATAACCCGCAAACGAGAGGAGAAAGCAAATGCCTACTTACGGACTCAGGGGCGCGAAAGTGTACCCCTATACCAACAATAACGGCGCTGTAACCTACGGCGCAGGCATCGGCGCGGGTTGTGCGATCAGCGCAAGCCTTGAACTGAACTTTGCCGAAGCGCGGCTTTACGCCTGCGACAATCTCGCGGAGTACCTGCGCGAGGTCATCGGCGGCACGATCACGTTCAACGCGAAGGCTTTTCCGCAGGCCGCTCAGACTGCCATGTTTGGCGTCAGCACCAAAACGCGCAGCGTGACCGTTGAAGGTTCGACTGTTCAGGTCACGTCCATCGTCACAGGCGGCGACGATGCGCCTTCCTATGTCGGTTTCGGCGCTTACGGTCCTGATCAGATTGACGGCGTGAAGAAATGGACGGCCTTCTTTGTCAGGAAGGTGAAGTTCAGTGCGCCGAGTCTGAACATGGCGACCAAGTCTGACAGCATCACGTTCCAGACTCCGACCACGACAGGCGAATTCCTTCAGGATGACACAAGCGACAAGACCCTTCTGGAGGTTGCGACGCTTGACAGCGAAGCGGCGGCGCAGGCTTGGCTTGACGCTGTGGCAGGCGCCTGACTAAGGAGGACGCATGGATCTGAGACTTGAAGAACTGCCTTTTGAATTTGAAGGCCGCACCTATAAACTCAGGTGCAACATGAACGTGCTTGCAGATGTGCAGGAAATGAATGGAGGCTTCATTTCTACTGCCCTTGAAGGGAAAAGGGCGCAGAAGACAGTTCTCCAGTTTCTTGCCGCCATGATGAACGATTACGCCGACGAACAGGGATGGTTTATTCCTGACGCAACGGGCGAAGCGGTTCTTGCGAAAGAATTCACGCCTCGCGGCCTTGGGCGCGTCCTGCGCTTCGGGGAAGTTCCCGTTGACAAGATAATGGGCCTGATTGTTCGTTCGCTCACGCCTCCGAAAACCGCAGAAGAAAAGGAACAGCCCGAAGAAACTGCGGGAAACTGACCAACCGGGCAGAGTCGCTTGACTTTGCCCGGTATTTGTCTATTTGGCTTTTTGAATGCAGACAGGACGAACGTGTGTTCTGGAAGACCATGAACCCCGCGCGTCTTTGGATGCTTTACGAATCATATTTCCGACCGCGCGAACGCACGAAGCGTTACACGGGCGAACAATCATTGTCTAAATACCTCACGGGAGGCGTTTAACTATGGCAACACGGGACGCGAAACTTCGCGTTGCAGTCGAGGGCGAACAGGCATACAAGCAGGCCCTTGGCGAACTAAATAAAGGCAGTCAGGTTCTTTCATCCGAAATGAAGAAGCTGACCGCTGAATTTGAGGGAAATGAAAAAAGCATTGAAGCCCTGACAGCCAAGGGCGATCTGCTTCAACGCGAACTGCTTCAGCAGAAAGACAAGGTTGACGTTCTGAAGAAGGCAGTTGCCGAGTCTGCAAAGAATTTCGGAGAAGCGGACAAGCGGACGCAGGAATGGCAGATCAAACTTAACAACGCCGAAGCTGCCGAGTTCAAACTGCAAAAGCAGTTGGACGCAACCAACAAGGAAATTGAAGACCAAAGCGGCGCGATTGAAGAAGTCGGGAAAAACCTTCCGAAGCTTGGCGACCAGATTGATTCTGTCACGCAGAAATTCGGCATCAGTCTACCGGGCGGGATCAAAGATTCGCTGAACAACATAGAAGGGTTTTCAAGCGGTTCCATTGTCGCACTTGGAGCCGTCGCCGCAGCTGTCGGCGCAATCGAAATAGCGTGGAAGGGTGTTCAGCTTGCCATTGAAGGCGCGCAGAAACTCCATAAAATCACGCTTGAAGAGGGCGCCTGGGCAGATGACCTTTTGACGCGATCCGCGCAGACGGGTTTAAGCACCGATCTGTTGCAGGGCCTTGATTATGCGTCGAAATTCCTTGACTTTGAAGGAATAGATAAGAGTATCAACAAACTCACCCTGTCAATGGACAAGGCAAGGGACGGGGCACAGTCGCAGGCGCAGGCATTCGAAATGCTTGGCGTTTCCGTCACGACCGCTGACGGGCAGCTGCGTGATAACTGGACTACGTTCCTTGAAGTGATTGACGCGCTTGGCAGGATCAGGAACGAAACCGAAGCTGACGCAATCGCAAACGACATCTTCGGCAAGTCATACGCTGATCTGAAGCCGCTGATCGACGCAGGGTCAGGCAGTCTTTCCGACCTGATCGACCACGCGCAGGAGGCGGGATACATCCTTGGCGAGGAACAGATCCAGACGCTTGGGGATGTTGACGATGCCTATCAGGAATATCAGGAACAAATCGAACTGACCAAGAAAAAACTGGCCGTCGAGTTTGCGCCTGTTTCACAGGAAGTCATGACACAGTTCGGCGAATTTGCAATGCGGGCGGGGCAGACGCTGATTGAAAGCGGATTGCTCGAAAAACTTTCGGCTTTCCTTGAACCGCTTGGCGAAATCATGGACTCCCTTCTGACGCTTGCGGCAGTCATTCTTCCCGGCCTCACAAGACCGTTGCAGATTGCGGCTGATCTGTTCGGCGCGGTTGCGGATGCCGTGAGTTGGCTTGCGGATGAACTGTCTCGCGTCGATTGGGGACAAGCATCAAGCATGAGCAATTCACAGGAGTACGGTTGGGGAATCAACGCCGCAGGCGATCAGAACTGGCGCGGCGGCCTGACGTGGGTTGGTGAGTCCGGGCCTGAACTGGTTTCCCTGCCGCGCGGAACGCAGATTCACACGGCGCAGGAGAGCAGACAGATTGCGGGCGGCGACACCTATTACAACATCACTGTCGCAAATGTGCAGGAACTCAGCGAGATCGTAGACTGGTACGAGTCGCGCCGCATTAGGGGGAGAATGGCTTAATGGCAACCGAAGAATACAGATTCACACGATACGCTGTTGTTGATGAGCAATACCCTGACGTTACACTGACTGCGGACGAATACATCAGGGACGGCGACGATGAATGGACGCTTACGCCGAACATCGCGTGGAGCCGTGAAGGGCAGAGGCGCAGAATCTATGTCCAGTTTGAAAAGCCTCCCGTTGATTACCGCAGCATACAAGGCGTTTATCTCTACATGACGTATTCGTTCACCGGGAACTCCGCAGGCACAAGGCTGAAATACAGTTTTCTAAGCGATCCTGACAGCTTCGACATCACGCGCGTCACTTGGAACAATCAGCCCACGCTTTCTGAATCTATCGTCGGGTCACTCAGCCTGAACCCGTCGCAGGATCTTCAGCGGCAGAACGTGTTATATGGGTTTTCCAATAAGAACGGCAGGGACATTATCACTCCGGGCATTTTCGCAATCGAACTGCCCGAAGGCATCAGCGGGACTTTCCGAATCGCAACCTATTACTTCAACAGTTATTCGCCGAGTCAAAGCCAATATCTGTCTCAGCTGAGCATGAATGTCGGATCTTCCCTGACAAGCTACCGCATTCAGGCGTTTGAGTCACCAACATCGGGCTATATCAACAAGTTCGCCGCGAACACCTTCAGTTGGCAGTTCTATCCTACAAATGCTTTCTGGAGTACAAAAATCCCAACGCAGTCATCGGCGACTTTTGGGTACAGAACAGGCACAAGCGGCGCATGGTTTAATGAAGTTCTTGAAGACGAAATGTCCTACACCGTCCCTGCGAACACCTTCACCGGGACGCAGGCACAGTGGGTAGTCTCCGCTTTGGCGGAAGGGTCAACGCAGGGGACAAGCATCGGGCCTTTCACTTTGTCAACAGCGGCGGCGGCAATGACGGCAGTGCCGTTAAGCCCGAACGCAAACATTGAGGACAGCCGGGGGGATATAATCTTTGTATGGGCATCCTCAAGCGCTGACGGCGGCGCTCAGACAGCCGCAACCATCCAGTACAGTGAGGATGCCT